AGTTCCTTGCGGATAAGGTCTTGCCATTCAGGGGCAAGATTGTGCAAGTGTACTGTGATAGGGGGTGACCCGGCGCTTCCATAAGGAGACCTAATTACCCCAACTTGTGGGAACTCATCCATTTAGGCGTCCTTCACCGCACACCCACGTCGTGGGGATAGTGTTGTCCCAGTAAGTAATGGTTGGCCCGTTGGGATACCAACGGTCTTGAGGGTACCAAGGGTTAGGAGTAGGCTTGGGGTAGGGGATAGGAGTTGAAACACATGGGCAGGTTGTGTTGAAAGGTGAGTTGCCTCTGCCACACACAGGGCACGCCCACCCAGGCAAACCACCCCCGGGTTTAGATGTGTTCTTCTTGAGCTTGTACTCTTCGAGCTTTTTCTTTTTGGCTGACATTTATATGCTCCTCGTTTACGTAAAATAGTGTTGAATTTTCTCCGGTCCACAAGTCGGGCTGAGTATGCTTAACCCTGTGTTTCCTAGGTTTCTTAGAAGTCTTCTTATTAGGAACAGCCACTTCTGTCTCTTTATCTAAAAACAGGTCAGGTTGTTTGTGTGTCTTTTTCATAATTTAATATTGCGATAGCAGCGGGTTCAAACGGCCTTAACCAGCCTCGGCACGGAGATAGGGCTCCCCAGCCCCCCACATTAGTATCTGTGGATTTACTACTGCTATCATAGGGTTTTCGGCTAACCCTTATTTCTGCTTCCCTAACCGGAGATGCAGAACTTAGTTCCTTTCAACCCGCCATGAACGGGTAAGGATGGAAGCGGGGGCAAGGAATAGACTTAAACTTTGGTCTATTTTAGATTGCTGAAACCAAAGCGAGGAGCCGCTTCCATGAAGACCACTCAATTTACTTGTCATTACTGTCACAAACTATCCTCCCGAAGCAATAAAGAAGTTAACCTAACTAGAAAAAGAGGTTTGCATGTTTACTGCTCTAGAGAATGCTCTAACCTAGGACACCGCTCTCCAGAAATTAGCAAGGTATGTAAAAACTGTGGTTCCGTCTTTTCTAGGCCCAAAAGGCACAAGGATACTCTTACATTCTGCTCTAAAAGATGTTCGTGCAGGTTTAATGGTAAAAAGGTTGGAGAAAGCAGAAGGAAAATTAAGGAGTGCCCAAAGTGCTCCAGTAGTTTTTGGGGGAACTACAAGTTCTGCAAATCCTGCCGAGTTGTTCGTGATGGGAGTTCTGTACCTAAGGTTACTAAATCCTACAAATATTTTGGGCGTATTTGTAGAGAGCACGCTAGAAAAGTAATGAAAAAATCCGGACTTCTTTCCGAGTGCAAGGTATGCAAATTTTCTGGTTTTGTAGAAGCCTGTCATGTTGTTCCTGTTAACAAGTTTGAGTTGACCAGTTCTCTAAAAGACATCAACGACTTAAAAAACCTAGTTGGCTTATGCCCTAACTGCCACTGGATGCTAGACCATGGTAAATTAGTACTACCTTAGCCTCTAGCCCGCCTTGTCAGTAGGATTACCGTTCCCGCCGGGAGTGGTGAACCCTCTAAAGAACACAACTTGTTTGTCAAATAGACGTTCTAGTCTTCCACCGCACCCCGGGCAGGCCGGGTCAGGGTCATCTAGTGGTTTGTCAATATCCCTAAGCACTAGATTACAGGTTTTATTAGGGCAGTAGTAGTCGTATCTCATTGTTACTATAATACCATATTTTGTTAGTGCTGTCAACCCTCAGTCTTTTGGCTTACTAATTATCATCATTGAACAGGTGTCTTCTGTGGGAATAGTGACAGGAAATACTGAGATTATTTTATGCTCTTTTTCAATTAGACTCAGACACTTCTCTAAGTTATCAATATTCCAAACATGCCCCATTGGATATATGGATACATTAACCATTTTTCCCTCCTACTACATTATACACCGAAAATCTATGAATTGAGTAATAATAGTGTATACTGTAGTGTAAGATAAATATCTAATAAATAAAGGAACATATGGACCGGAGAACTCAGGCCTCATTCATGGAAATTGCTTTTTATGTAAAGGAGGCCACCCGAGTAGGGGGGCTCACTAAGGAGCAAGACCAGCATATACGAGAAAAGCTACTAAAAAATCCAAGAAACAAGAAGGCTAGAGAAGAGTTAGTTAAGCACATGCTAGGGTTACCTATACAATTTGCAAAGAAGTATTCCGGCTGTGGCCTTTCGTTTGCAGACATAGTTCAGGAAGGTAACATAGGTTTGGTAAAAGCGGCTAATGCTTATGACCCCTCAAAGAAAGCCAAATTTATAACCTATGCTTATAAATCGGTGTACTGGAGCATTTTAGCTGCTATACGTGATAAGGGGCACATTGTTCGTATGCCAACCAACCTTTTGAGAGCTCTTTCGGACATTAAGCTTGGCCGTAAAGCTAAAAATTTAGGCTGTGATAGTAGGGCTTTATTGAACTCCTTGTCGAGTGACCAAACTGCAAACCTAAGAAATACAAAAAATACAGTATCCTTGAGTACTCCATCAGGGGCAGTTTCGGAAAATAACTATGGAGAAAAATTAGAAGTTAGCTTTTTAGATTCTTTGAAAGACACCTCTTCAGACAAAGCCTTTCAAAATATTGATGATAAAGATTATCATGATAAACTAAAGCGCTCCTTAAAGATACTACTCAAGAAAATTAAGTACTCCGATAGAATTATCATAGAGCAGCACGCCGGGCTTAATGGTAACCCCCCTCTCACATTCACTGAAATTGGTAAACTATCTGGTAGGTCTCCGCAGCAGGTGTTTTTGATGTATAAGAGGGCTGTTCAATCCTTACACCGCATGCGGGGCAGGGTTAAAGAATATGCTTAATACCACAGAAGACCTCTCTACTTATACAAGGCGCGTGTCGAGGCTGTTCCGAAAACTCTCCGCAAAAGAAGAGAGGTCCTTGGGTAGACGTGTTCGTAAAGGAGATGTTGAAGCGATTAATACTTTGGTTGAGGCCAATCTTCCTTTGGTCATGTTTTACGCTAAAAAATTCTCTACCCCCGGTATGGCTCTTTCTGACCTTATCCAAGAGGGGAATATTGGTCTTGTGACAGCAGCTAAGACATTCAATTATAGAAGGGGCTGTCGTTTTTCTACTCATGCAGTATGGTATATCCGAGGGCACATTCACCGCTCGGTAGAAAACAAATCCAGGCTTGTTAAGCTTCCTACCAACTTCTACTATCTTAACAGAAAAAATAGGGAGGCCATTGAGAAAGGAAAGTCTTGTGTAAGGATTCCGTCTAGGATTAAACGAGGGTATAGCCCCTTTGACTATGATTTTAAGTTTATTGAGCTGGAAAGTATTTATAATTTACATACCCAAGACTCTGAATTTATTAGTCTTATGGAAGACCGAGACGAGCTAGAAGAATTAATGGTTGATTTGACAGACTTAGAGAAGAAAATAATCTACCTATACTATGGCTTACACAATATTCCACAATTAAATATTATAGAATCCTCAACTTTCTTAGGAGTTTCGAAAAGCACAGTGGGTAATATTTTAAATCGGGCACTTCGAAAGATGAGGCGCGAAGCTTACGAAACCATACAAAAGCAAGCCACACCCAAGCTAAGTTGCCTAAGCAGACAAATACACCTGCATAAAAACTAAACATTTGGTTTAGTGTTACATAGTATTTTAGATTCCAAAAACCCTCTAGTGTGAAAAAAATAGCTTGCCCCCAGTGAACCCCCCTCGACCCCCCGTCCTTACAAATCTGCCATACACTAAGCCAGATAACCACCCCACCTATAAACTCGAAAATACAGTTAATCGCGTCTAAGTAGGTCATACCGGTCTCCTTGCCTGACTACCTTGGCCCAAAATTTTGAGGAAAATCCCACGAAATTTTGGACTCTAATAGGTATTCTCCTATTAAGGACGCCCAACAAGTGGACTCTGTAATCACCCCAGAAACAGCCCCCGAAACAGAACTAGACCCAAAAGAAGAGGGCTTTCACTTCTTCATTCCGATGGAAAAGTCTTACTTGGAAAAGGCCTTAAGCTCCAAGACAGACAAAGACCCGAAGAGCTGGAAAATTGGGGGGTACGCTTCGAGTTCGGATACCGACCTAGAGGGCGAGTCTATTGACCCCTACGGTATTGACACTACGTATTTTCTTAAGCACGGATATTTCAATGATGACCACCAAAAGGGTGCTGCTCACAAGGTAGGAATACCTACTGAGGCTTTTGTTGACGCACGCGGCCTGTATGTTCGTGGTTACCTCCTAAAGGATATTCCCGAGGCTCAGGGAATTTATCGGCTCATGCAGGCTCTTGCAAAGGGTGAGCACGGGCGTCAAGTTGGGTTCAGCGTCGAGGGCAAGGTTCTTGAGCAGCAGGGTGGGCACATCCTCAAGTGCTGGATTAAAGACATTGCTATCACGGCTAATCCTGTTAACACTAAGACATATGCTGAGCTGATTAAATCGCTCAAAGAGAAGTACGGCCCGGATGTAGAAGTGTCTGTCGAACCCACGCCCGACCTTATTAAAAAAGCCGAAGAGACTGTCCCTCTGTCGGAGATTAAGCAACACGCTGGAGTGGACAAGAAGCATTTTGAGAAGATAATCACTCTGGCCGAGGAGATTAAGACCGAAGCCAGCCAACTCCTTTCCGAGGACAAAGAGGAATTCGGGAAGGCTCTGTCAGCTGGGCATAACACAGGAAATGGCGGGCCAGTAGGCCAGCAAACCGGTGGGGGTGCCCTCAGAACCCAAGACCTCGATAATACCCTGAAGGTAACGACCAATGTTGAAAATGAGGACCCTGAAATTGTTAACTACACTATAAAAAAGAGTGGAATTGATGATATTAACGTAGTTAGGAAGATAATCCAGTATGCGGCCTTACTCAAAGAACGAAGCTAAATACTGGAAAAGTTAATTAAATTTTGGGCTACTTTGACGCAGTATACGAAATTAAAATAAAGCTACAAAAAATTCAAAGCGAGGTTCAAGTCGATGAGCGAGAATACCAAGGTGAGCGGGGCCGATATTGACAAGGCTCTTGAGGCTATTCAGTTGCACAAGTCCGTTGAAGACACCGTTGTTCTCGAGAAGGCCATGCCTACTGTGCCCAAGCGCACAATGGGCGGAGAAGTTGCTCCCCAGAATGACGAGCAGGGCGTTGATGTTGGGCGTAACCAAAAGAACGTGAAGGATGTTGAGTTGGGTCGCCTTCCCCAGAGCAAGGGTAGCGGAAACTTTGCTACCAGTTACAAAGAGGGAAATGGCCTCTCGGATGCTGAGAGAGAAAATGCCAAGAATCCCCAACCTAACCGTGGAATTACTAAAGCCGTAGACGAGAGTTCCAAGTCGTCTGACAAAGAAGTTGAGAAGGCATTCCCTGACAACTTCAAGAAAGACGAAGACAAGAAAGACGAGAAGGTCGAAAAGGCTTTCCCCGACAACTTCAAGAAGGAAGATAAGAAGAGTGATGAAAGCTCAGATTCTTCCGTTGAGAAGGCTGTCACTCCTGAGAAGGAAGACAAGGGCATGTGCAAAGCCCTCGATTTGATGGCCTCTGCGCAGAAGCATCTGACCAAGGCTTTTGAGGACGGCTCTGATGCCGACTTGGATAAGACTGGTGAAAATCTAGTTGAAGCCAAGAATGTTATTCTGAAGTCAATTGAATCGGGTGAGAAGATTTCTGAGGAAGTCATTACCCGTCTTGACAAGTCGGCTCGTTACTTCAGCAAGGCTCTTGAGACCTACGAGAAGGAAGATGCCGATGGTCATGTTAGGGCTGTTGAGAAAACCCAGAAACACCTTGGTAAGGCCATCGCGGCTTACCAGTCATTCCAGAAGTCACTTGATGCCACTCCTGTCAAATCCGAGGGTCTGAAGTTTGCTCATCGGGATGGCAAGGTTGTGCTAGAGATGACCGAAGACGAGGCCAAGCTGGTTCGCAAGTCTCTGCAGAAGGACAATCTATACAAGTCCTTGGAGACCGAGATTCCAGAAGAGGCCAAGAAAGTTCTAGATGCGACTCCGTTGCTTAAGAGTCTGTTTAGCAACATGACTACAGCCTATGACAGGCTTCAGGATACTGTTGCTGACAAGAGCGAGAAGGACCGGGACTTCCGTAAGAGTGTCTCGAGTGCCGTCGAAACTCTTGGTAAGAGTGTCAAGCAAGTTCTTGAGGATGTGGAAAGCCTGAAGGGTACCCCGAACCTTCGCAAGTCAATTGTGAGTGTTGTGGAGTCCCCCAAAGCTGAGGCCACAGTTAACGAGACGATGGACAGGGCCCATATCGAGGCCACGCTGGAGAAGGGGCTGAAGGCTCAGTTGATTGAGATGCCTCTCTTCCTAGCTTGGGACATCGACAAGGTCATGGACGTTATCCCTGAGAAGTACGTCGAGGCTTGCAAGTACATCGACGCTCGTACCAAGTAAGAGTAGTAGCTGTAAGTGAACCCCTTCGGGGGCACTAAATTGCTGGGTCGGCATTAAAGACCATAATTTTCAGGAGGCAGAACATGTTTGGTGGAGACTTCGGAGTTAATTCCACGTTCAAGGAAATGGAGTCTGGGTTCGGTATCGGTTCTGCCCAGCAGTTGAACGAGCTGCGCAAAGCACTTAGCGCAGGCTATATTACAGGTAACGGTGGCCCCGCTGGCCAGCAAACTGGTGGTTCGGCTCTGCGTGTGCAGTCGCTGGAATCCAGCTTGAAGGTCTTGACGTCCACTCAGCGCCACTATAAGTTCTGGCAGGAAGTTCCCAAGACCCCGGCGTACTCGACTGTCGAAGAGTACAACACCCTGAGTCAGTATGGTGCTGATTCCGGTGGGTTTAATACTGAAGGCGAGTTGCCTCAGCAAGACGACAGTACTTACACTCGTAATGTCGCGCTAATCAAGTTCCTTGGCACGACTCGTCAGATTACACACCCCCTGAGCTTGGTGAAACCGGCCCATGGTGATGTGATTGCCCTTGAGAACCAGAATGGTATTCTCTGGATTCTCCGTCGGTTGGAGTCCGCCTTCTTCACAGGCGATTCGACTCTCGCCGTTGGTGGGGCCGAGGGTGCGGAGTTCAGTGGTTTGTCGAAGCAGATTGATGCGGCCAACGTAATCGATATGCTTGGCAATCCTCTCTCCGAGGAAGTCATTGAGGAAGCCACGAACATTGTAGCGCAGAACTTCGGTACTGCTACTCACATGTTCCTGTCTCTTCGCGCCATGGCTGACTTTGCCAAGACTGTGTATGGCAAAGAGCGCTTTATGCCTCAGCAGGCTTCAGTGGATGCTAATGGGCAGGTTGGATACTTCATCCAGTCCATCACCACTCAGGCTGGCCCGGTTGGTCTTCGCCCCGACGTGTTCGTGACGAACACCCCGACAGTCCCGACCCCCCGCACGGGAGCTCCTCTGGCCCCTGCAACGGTTGTGGCTACTGCCGGTGGCACGGGTGGCAGCTTCTATAAGGACGGCGCTGGTACGTACCTGTACAGCGCAGCTTATGGGCACCACCAGTACGGCGAGTCGGCTGCTACTGCGGCTACCTACGGCGGTCCTGCTGGAGTCATTCTGGCTGCGGCTGACCTGACGAAGGTTGTCAGTGTAGTGGTTACTTCTCCTGCCGCCTTCACAGGTAACGTCCCTGAGTACATCAGTATCTATCGTACTCAGCCTAACGGTGCGGTTCTTTACCGTATCGCTCGGACTGGGCTTACCGTGGTCACGGGCAGCACTGGTCAGACCGTTGTCGATGCCGACGCGGTTATGGCTGGCACTTCGGAGGCGTACTTGGGTGAGATGAGCACTCAGGTTCTGCACTTCAAGCAGCTGAGCCCTCTGGCGAAGATGGACCTCGCAATCGTGGGGCCTGCTTATCGCTGGATGATTTTACTCTATGGAGTTCTCGTGATGTACGCCCCCAAGAAATGGGTCAAGTTCATCAATATCGGGAGTTCCAGCGCAGTAGCCACGGTCTAAACTAACGCCACTTGAAATAGTGGCCTAAAATAAGCCCCAAGGACCAAAAATTCTTGGGGCTTTTTGTTGCGTATAGTACATAGAGTATGATATAATTAGCTTGGTTAGATAACAAAGGAGAGTATTCATGAAAACCTGTTCATCCTGCGGTGTAGGTAAAGAGCTCCAAGAATTCTATAAGGATAAGCGCAATTCTGACGGCAGGTACTCAAACTGTAAAAAATGCCATAACTCTAACACTATCCTATGGGGTAAAGAACACCCTGAAGTAGGTAGAGCCCGGGCCGGGAGATGGTACAACAAGCACAAGAAAAAGGCTGGTTAACTTGATAACTAAAAAATGTACTAAATGTAAATTAGTGCTGCCCATCGATAGTTTTTATTGTGACGTGAGGATTAAAACAGACGGGCACTACGCGCACTGTAAAAAATGCCACGGGGGCATGTCTACTAAGTGGTCAAAAACGAACTCAAAACGAGTTAATGAACTATCTTGTGCTTGGTCCAAACTAAACCCCAACAAAGTTCAAGCCAAGTTAAGACGCCTGCGTTCTGACCCAGCCTACCGCAAGAAAACCAACCAATGGAACGCCAATTATAAGAAGCGCAATAGCCATAAGATTAACGCTATCAATGCTGGGCGTAGAGCGTTGTTGCTTCACGCCACTCCCCCTTGGCTTACTACTGAAATGAAGTGGGATATTGAGTTTATGTATTATATAAGGTCACAGATGAAGGAGCCGGAGAAGTGGAATGTTGACCACTACTGGCCGTTGGATGGGGCCGTTACAAATTGTAACGGGTTGCATGTTCCATGGAATCTGCGATTGATACCCAGCTCAGATAATGTCAGTAAGCTTAATCGGGCCCCATTACTCTTACCGTAGCTTACTCATTTCCCACAGTACTTTATCCGCAGCATAGACGTCTTCTATTGAGCAGTCCCTTGTTTTGTAGGTCATTAGGGCCCAGTGTAGCAGACGGGCCTTTTCTCTTAGCTCGTTATACTTAGACAAAAGGTCCATATATTCTTCTCTCATTATAAATGGCCGGTCTTCAATAGGGCATAATTTTACTTCAACTTTTAAGTTTTTCTCCATCATTTCCCCCGGACCTCAGCTTCGATTTCCTTGACAAGAGAATTAAACTTCATCACACAGATATGGCAGATTTCAACTGTCGGTTTCTTATGGTCGGTACCATCCTTAAACAGGCTGGACTCCCCCACTATCATTCTTCCGCACAAATCACATAGATGTTGTATCATATTTTCTCCTATTCTTTGCCTTCAGTTTGTCTATTACCGAAGTAATTTCCACTTTGGCCCGTTCCTTGATTATTTTCATCATGCCATGTAAGGAATCCCCGCACCCCAGGCATACATCAATACCCATATATTCGTGACCAGTCATAATGGCAGAAAGTGCCTTATCACTAAAGTAATGGTCTTCACCACACTCTTTTCCACACAGGTCGCAGAATGTTTTAGTCATTTATAGGCCCCTCTATTGCATTTAGATATCTGTCATTCAGTCTGTGAATTCTGGCATACTCCGGCCACGGAGCAAAGTGCCCGCATTTGAACTGGCAGAACAGGTTGTCCTCTCTTATTAGCTCTACACACCCAATATTACGGTTGGAGCATACGTGTGAATGCAGGGAGGCCTGTTCAGGGTGTGGGGAAGGCTGTTCGTTGTTCATTTCTTTGTACTCAGCCCTTTTGAGTCTCCTAATGGCGGAGCTTCCCTGTACTCACCCCTCAGCAGAGCTTCCATGATAGCCACCTTCTCTTCTAGGTACCACCCATACCCGTAAGGGTTTGTAACAAATGTGTGGAATTGTACTTTGGAGCACCCCAGTAGCTTAAGTGTGAGCCTGTACACCAAATACTTAAATATGGTTTTTAGGTACTGTATCATTTACTTTCCTCCTTTTTTATCACCTTGTCGCAATCACAGTCTTTTAGTATCTTCTTAACATGCATGTAGAACACCAGTTCCTTTTCGTAGTACTCTTGTGATTTATGGTGGAGTTCAAAAAACGTACGAATAGCATGCTCGTGTATTGCTTTTTCTTCTAAATAATCTAGAAACTGCCGGGGGGGTGCCCCCTTAGGGGGCTTTACTGGCGCGTCGATTTTAAGTTCAAAATATTCTCTAACCTCCAGTAAGTCGTACACTCCTAGAGCAAGATTAAAATATTCGCATTTCCAGTACATTTCATCGCACTCGGCTTGTGCGTAGGAGACCTGCAGAGTTAGGAACACCGACATCAGGGCTATTTTAAACCCACTATTCATTTCGCCCTCTTTTCAAAATATCCAGTTTTATTACTAAAGTATTTCCCATCTTCCCACATCTTCTCTTTGTAGGTCTGGATGAACTCTGGCCCCATGAGGACAGTGGCATCGTGGGCTAGACCCACTAATTTTAGATTCATTTCAGCAATTTCACACTCTTCCTCTACAATTTCATACCTATTCGTTAGAGAATTAATGAGTGTAAAAAAGGACAATAATATTAATATTAAGGCTATCTTGAATCCATTACTCATTGCCCGTAGACCTCCACCATAGCTCTGGTTTTGTCAATAATTTTAGCTACATCTTCAAGGTCATCTGATTCGTTATGCTCATCCCCCGCTGTTCTCAGTGTAGTAGCCTTTTCTCTCAAGTATAGGGCTAGCTCGTCAAGGACTGTGGAAACCACGTAATCTTTAACCACTGTACGAATCATCTTTCTGGCTTGCACTAGTTTCATTTCGAATTCCTTTCAGCCCAAACATATAAATAAATTAGTCCCACAATTGGAACTCCAAAATGGAGCCAACCAAGTAGGACGTTCCAGTACCATCCCAAGCCATCACCCTGCCAACCATTGCCCCATTCACTTAACCTATATCCTAAGTGGTACCAATGCTCATTCCAGTTAGAAAACATACTATAAAAAATACAGGATAACCCAGCGACAACAATAGCAGCCACAATAGTATTTCCCAGTGCCCTATACGACTGCAGGATAACCTTAGCCCAGCAATTCTTATCTGTGTGTTTCACTTCTTCTCCTTTTTCCAAGCAGCATTGAGTGTTTGCATAACCCACTCTCTTTCTTCAAAATAAATGAACCTACAGACGACCCTTTTATTGTCGTCAATTAAGATAAAGGGTCTTTCGCACCAACACGACACGTCATTAATGCCTTTGAACGGCCCGGTAAATGGACACTTAACCTTAGTGGATATCATTTCTTTTCCAGTAGCTCGGGATTTTCATAGATATTACCAACTATCTCTATTTTTGTGGGGTCATTATAGTAGTCAAGTTCGATAAACTCATCCTCTTCGCTGCCCCTTCCTCTTTCCCTAAAATAGAATCCAGTTAATCCATTCCATGACCCGTCGTACCCAATTTTACCAAATATGATTTCTTCACCATCACTAGTAATGTCTCCCTCATAAATTTCCTTGCCATTTACATCTTTGAGCCCAATATATTGCAGTAACACATACCTATCCTCAAAATGTAATACTCCGTGTTCGGAGTCCACATCTGCAGAAGATTGCTCTGTGCCCTCAAAAAAATAAACGGCCAGAACGGAATCACGCATGCATCCACTGACCTTATCCCATACCCTGAACTTAAGCTCTCTCATTTCTTTCCCTTTACTACAAAGAATCCTACTGCTGAACACTTAGTGCACAGTTTACCCGTACTTGACCCGGTATTTGGGGTGGGCTCAACCTCCCATCCAGTGCCTTTACAGTCCTTACACAGGCGAATAGCCTTTCCTTGATAAGCATTAAGAATAGCTACTATCTTATCTCCAAGCTCTGTGTCTAATTCATTCACATTCCGGTCGCAGCAGGAGCAACCCCAGTGTGTACGTAGGACAGCCCTATCTCCGTAGCAGATAGTGCCCTTACCCGAGCCGTCTTTGTACCCGTTTGTGAATTTCATTTCAGCCTTTCCCATCACCAGTTCTCCACACCGAAGAATGTTTCCCAGCCCTCAGTACCGAAGTAATCATCTTCGTCCAGTTCGTCCAGACGGTTTACCAGAATATTGAGTAGCTGGTCTTTGGCGCTTTCACTCAGCTTGCTGATATCCACATTAAGCCTCCCTTTTCTTTTTCCAGAGTTCTGAAAACTTATCCAAGTACTTTTGCTCTGCCTCTTTAGGGGCCCAGCACTCGCCCATACTGAGTCCGGAAACGTTTTCAATTTCGCTTTTGCTCAACGGGAAGCGAGGGTGCAATGGGGACATCAGGGTCAGTGCTTCGATAGCGAGAGCTTCCCCATCGGAGTCGTGTACCATGTCGAAGTAGTTTAGTGGGACCCCAAATTTTTTGGCAATTGCTTCCATAAGGCGCTCTTCGGCCTTAATATACTCGGGCAGCCTGTACTTAATAGGCTTTGGGACGTCAACTAGGTAGGCTTCAGTAGCATCGTGCAGCAGTCCTGCTAACTGAATGTAGGGCCCTTCCATGCGTAGAAGGTTTGCCGCTTCGACACAGTGCTGCGCCACACTGTGAAATTCCCTGACGTGGCCACCAAACCTGCACTGATTGGACAGTGCGTGCGCGATATCAGGCAGTAGGATTAGCTTGGGGTCGGGGTTAAATGGGTCAATCATAATCCCCGAGTAAGTTTGGATGTAGTTGGTTGTCTTCACCGGTTCCTCTTTGTTTTCTTAACTAGCCAATTATTATTCATGGCTACCCACTCAGCTAGCCCCCGAACGGTTGTAGAATTGGGGGCTGTATTGGTCTTACAGAGCAAATCCACCAAGCGCTCAATTACAGCCTTAGCCACTCTGGGGTTTTTATAATTGATATAGTCTGTAACTTCTTCTATATACAGATGTTTCAAAATTTCTCTTTTCTCAGTAACCGGCTTCCAAGGAAACCGCTCTCGACATTTCCCTAGAGCAATACATGCACAGCATAGTCTTTTTCTTGTAGACGTTACCCTTTTTTGACGCCACTTTCAACCACCCCGGTCCACACCTGCTGTGGGGCCAAGGTTCTTTTTCCGTTCTCCCCGGGCAGTCGTTGTGGTAGCAGTAGAATTCTACGTGGTATTCCTCAGGTAGTTCCATACTACAGTATACACCTAACTCTCTAGTTTTCCCCTAGGAATCTTCTGCAAAACTTCGTCCAATGACAGGGGGTAATAGTTGTGACAATCCATCCCAACGTCTAGGCTATTAGTGTATGGAGACATCTTTCCGTGGCAGTGCCCATGCAAGTGAAACGAACCGTGGAAGCTCCTAGGCCAGCTCCTGTGGGGATAGTGGGACAGCCAGAAACTACCCTGCCCCGGGGTATCCACCATCATTACATCGTGGACCGAGCCCCACTTCAGCTGGTGTACCTTATTGTTTCTGTCGTGGTTTCCAACGATTAGGTGCTTATCCCCATTGAGCTTTTCGAAGATAGCTTCCATATCAGGAAGCCTCATATGTAGAGCAAAGTCACCTAGGAAGAATACCTTGTCCTGCGGTGTAATCTTCTCATTCCAGTTTTTAATCATGAGGTTATTCATGTCGTACCCAGTGAAGGGTCGATTAAGGGCCTCCAAAAAATGCCCGAAATGTGTATCGCTACAAAAAAAGAACATAGCTACTCCTGATGTTACTGTACCATAAAACAGGGCCTTAGTCAACCCGTCTGTTTGCGCTCTTTCTCTATAGTATACACTAATTTTCTCAAAACCCCTAAATTTTGGGCTTTAATGACAAATTATAAGGAGAAATTGGATGGCAACTAGCCCACTCGGCCCGGGGATGCCAATACAGCCTAACCCGACCTCAGAAGTTAATACTCCTGTAGCTAATATTCAGAATAGTACAATAATGACTGTGGCGGAAGTAAAACAAAATTTCCTGTTCGGTATTCCTTTAACTAGTCCTCTCACGGGGGCTACCATGAGTGATGGTGCTATACGTTACATGATAGACGCCGCTACTGATTGGTTGGAGCGGGAATTGAATATCAGTATACGCCAGCGGTATTGGAATCAAGAACGTCATGACTATGTGTCTACGGACTACTTGAACTACGGACTTATGCGTCTTAACCACGTTCCTATTCTTAAGGTTACGGAGTATCTAGTTATATACCCTGATACTGGCCAAACTACCCAACTGCCCCTTGATTGGGTTCAGATGGACATGGAAGGTCTTAACGGGGTCACTCAACTAGTCCCGGGGGTTGGCTCAGCACAATCCTATATCATTGGTATGGGTAACAACATGCTTCCGATGATTTTCAAGACCGCTGATTACCTTCCAGACCTATTTAAGATTTCCTATTACTCAGGGTTCCCAAATAATAAGACGCCTCAAAATATTACACAGGTCATAGGCAAGAAGGTACAAATAGATGTACTTACCCAAATAAGTAACATGCTACTTGGCTACGGGGTCGTGAATCAAAGTATTGCTATTGATGGGGCTAGCCAAAATATCAGTAAGATACCGTTTATCTATGAGAAGCAGATAGCACTTTTGAGGAAGCAGATTGCTGAGGAAGTTTCGACCCTGCGTTCTTTCTATTCTGGCATTCGCATGGTCGTGGCTTAAATGGCGGCGGCACCCACTAGTCTAAGTTATACTATAAATGGGTTAGGCAAAGCTGTTATAGCTTGGGCTAGGACTATTGGCGCAGTAAGTTACAATATCTACAAACGTTCAGACGCCATCGGAAGCTTGGGAAACCCCCTAAATATTTCCCCTATTCAAGCGTTTACTTATACCGATTTAGCCTTTGTTGGTACTATTGAGAATTACTATGTAGTTACTTCGGTAGATGCTTTAGGAGCGGAGAGCCTCCCATCTGATACACTATATATTCCTTATCAATCTGGGTCAGCCTATGTAATGCCCCGAGTAGATTTATGGGCCCCCGCCTTTGACAAATTTGTTACTGAACGCGGGTATAATGTTATTTGGGAAAAGGCGATTAGCTGCCCATGTAATACTAGCACTAAATCTACTACAGATGCTACGGACCTTAATTGCCCACTGTGTCATAATAAGCATTTTATCTGGGTTAGCCCAACACCTATAAAAGCCATGATGACTTCCTTAGGTAGAAACTTTAACCTTGAGGAGGATGGTATTTATCAGGTGGGGACTTATAAGGTTACCACCCACTCTGAGTATAAGATTGGATTTTACGACAGGCTAACTTTTACTGAAAGCACTGCTCCGTTTTCCCAGACCATAGTTAAGGGTGCCTTAGGCGGAACTGACGTACTTAGGTTTCCGGCCATTACAGTTAATCTACCCATTATCGACATTAATGGAATTCAGTACACAAACGGGCCCGATTTTCAAATAACAGCTACAGGGGATATTCAGTGGGTTGGCACCACTCAGCCTCAGAGAGAACCGGCGGTTGGGGCTAGCTACGGAATCGCGTATAACACTCAGTGGAGAATGTTATCGACTGAATACGCACATGATATTAGAGATACGCACGTCCAACTTGGCACAGGTTCCCCTGTATTTGTGAAGATGGCTCGTCAATGCCTGTGCCGCCTGGAATTTTTCTTCGACCAATAAGAGGGCCCAATGTTCGGAGTAGAATTTTCCTTAAAAGCCAGAATACCTGGCAAAGTGATGAGCGAGTATGAAGAAGAATATGACATGCACAAATTTGAGGAGGAGATTCAGGACGAGATATTAGACGAAGCTATGTCAGAGTGGCAGCAGTTGGCCGCAGCTACTCTAGGAGATACCGCTGAGGGGTACATAGCTTCCATGCAGGCGGGTAAAGACAGTAGCGGAGGTATAATTCTTATGCTGGACGATACCTCCTCTGAAGGTAAGCTGGCCAACATGCAGGAGAAAGGCGCTGGAGCTTTTGACATGAAGCCGGGGCTGCTTGCAGGAAACAGCAGCAGAGTAATTCCCATAACCCACGGGGATGCTTCGGGGGGAGGGGCTAATCCTATGCCAAAGAAGACTCTCCAAAAAGCCAAACTCATGCATATGGGGGAGCGTGAAGGCGGTAGGTTTAAAGATGCTTCTAGACGTAAGTCTAACAGTGTTACAGATTATAAGCATAAAAATAGTTTATACAGTGGGATGGTCAGGCCTTCGAAAGCGGCAGCTAAGGCTTACGGAGGGGGGTTTGTCACCTTCCGTACGGTGTCACAAAATAGTGCCCCCGGGTCTTTTTGGCACCCGGGATTTGAGCCACTTGACTTGATAGAGAAGGTCAAGGAACACATTACGCAGAAGTTTTCGGACATACTTAACAAAGCCCGAGACAGGGAATACTAACATGAGCATAAGCGCCCCAGAGGTAACTATCGAATCTGTCATCCAAACAGAGTTCGCCGCGTTAATCACAGCTGCAGCTACCCAGATACCTCTTATATTCACTGATTTTCCGGCTGACTATATAGCTGACTGTATTAGCTATATTACTGACCCAGATTTCAAGGTCAACACTATCTTTTCATACTACTTTGACCCGGCTGTTCTTCCTGCCTTTAATATCGTTCTGGCTTCTGAAAATGAGTCACCAGATAACAGGCAAATGTACCTCAACGATGCTATAGAAACAGCGGAACAAATTCCCAATACTCAATCCTATACTCAATATGGCAGTGATTGGGCTTGCAGTGTTAGTATAATTATTCGGGCTCAAAAAGCTCGCCAGTGCATCGTTTTATACAATATCATAAAGTGGATTCTTCTGAAGAACCGGATGGTTCTGGAAGCTGCCGGGATTAAGGCCTCTAAATTCAGTGGAAGTGACCTTGCCTACACCCCTACACCGCCTACCTTTATATTTAATCGACAAATTAAGATGGATTGTCGTATATATAACACCGTAGACACTCTTGTGGCTCCTCCAGCCCCCCCATCAATTACCGTAAATCACGTGGTTTCTGCTTGGCCAAGCGAGGTTAGGACTATGGAAATCGAGGATGAGGTTTTAGGGCAATAAAGCCTCTAATCCTAGAAAACCCCCTTAAATTTTGGGCTTTAAAGAAGAAAAGGAATTGAAAAGTGACTGAAACTCCCGAGGAAAAGCCTGTTGTTAAGCCTACTTCTGCTAAGTCTGCTGTTAAGAAAGAGGCTCAGCGTAATGTAATGGGAATTTCCGATTACTGCAGGGTAGCAAGGCTAACCCCACGGCAAACCTTGGCTTTTACAAAAACCAGCAACAGCCAGAACAGTGGCAAGCAGTTTACACTAGATGAGTGGAATACAAAGAGGACAGAATTTTATTCCCGTAGGGCTTAAAGAAAACTAGGAGATTCACGATGACTTTACAGGCCGCTTTCGCTGGCAGGATTCTTACCCAGCCTGGTTCTCTTTCCGTAGTTGATTCTACGGCACTAAATAATCCCCAACTAGGGTATTCTGGAATCGTTGCCATCATTGGTTCATGCCTTAGTGGCCAGCCAAAGGTTCCTCAGCTTTTCAATTCTCCCGGTCAGCTCAAGGCTGCTTTGGGAAGCGGGAATGCTTATGATGGCGCTCGTATGGCCTTCAATCCTTCCAACCAGCTTGTTGAGGGAAACTATGTTCGCCCTCAGCTGGTTTATGTGGTTCGTGCTGACGCCGCCACTCAAGGTTACATCACTCTAGATGATAGTCTTGGCGCAGATTCCATCACTCTTACTGCCAAGGACTATGGTGTTCAGACTAACCAAATTGGTGTTCTAGTCACTGCACCTACCCCGAATAATGGTAACACCAACGCCGTTGACATAGCTATCAGATATGGAACGTCTACCGAATCTTTTACCAACATCGGAATGACTCAGGTATTCTCAATGACATACACTGGGGCTGGTGTAAACACGGCTGCAGACGTCCTTATAAGTTCTACGGCTTGTACCGTTGGTGGAGTTCCTGCCCCCGGCATTAAAGTTACTATTACCGGGGCCGATTCTGCGGATTCTTTTGAGGCCCCATTCTCCGTGTACCCCACGCTGAAGGACTTCAGGGAGAAGGCAGTTTCAGTTTCAGCTCACTATACTGTTGCCCCCTATGTTTCTAATGAAGCTACCTATCAGCTAGTAAACATGGATTACTCCACAACTAGTATTTTAGTGGGAACAAATATCAAGTTTTATGATGTACTAAACCAGCTAGTTACGGCCATTAATAACGGGTCGGCTCTTGTTACGGCAGCCCGCGCAACTACTGGAGGCAGCCTTCCCCCCACCTACCCTAACCCACCCTTGTATAGCTACTTAGCTAATGGTTCGACTACAGCTCCTACCAATCTTGACTATGATGCTTGCTTGACAGCTTTACAGCAGTACCGTGTTAATTTTGTTGCTCTTGCTGCTGGGTGTGTGTCTTCTACTGATACCACCCCAAGCACGGCAACCGGTGCTGGGTTAGCCGATACCTTTACGGCTTGGCTAGACACAATGCAGGGTGAGAATGAATGTCATGGCCACGTCGGTACTTACATGACCAGCAGCAATTCAGTTAACTCGACTTTTGCTGTTCTCGAAACACTGGCCCGTGAAATTAATGATGTTAACTGTAACCTATGGACAGACTCTATCATGGTCCCTAATGACCAAGGCGTGGCTACTTGGTATGACTCGTGGATGACGGCGTGTATGGCTGCTGGCTTCCAAGCAGGTACTCCCCCGGGTACGTCGTTCGTTCAGAAGTCATTCAACATTCTGAATGCTCGACACTACGAAGACACTGTAGACTTGCTCAACCCTTACATTTATGGCGACCAGCTAGTTCTGGCCCATCTGTCGTTTATGAAGTTCAACGACGCTACCAAGAGCTGGAACATTGTAAGGGCGTTGACGACTTACAGTGCCGATGGTAATGACTATAACATCGAGCCCGGAATTCGTTCCGCTACCAACTATGCTGTGTATTCTATCCGTCAGAACATCGAGCAGAAGTTCCTTGGGGCCCGCACCCTGTTCAATCAGGCTGGTAGTACTGCGGATTCGATGAAGAACGAAGTTCTGGCATATGGGCGTCTTCTGGAAGACGCTAATGTCATCGTCAAGGGCACGGCTCTCCAGAACAACCAGATTGTTACTCTACCCGCACTTGTGGTGGACAACGTGTCTATCAGTGGAGATATTGCTCGTTTGAGATATGGCATACGCCCGATAGGTGCCGTGAACTTCATAATGCATACTGTTAGCTTGAATTCCGTTCAACAGGTTGCTACGGCATGAGCTTAAAATTGTGCTTGGGGTGCAGTAGAGATTTGGATGTTTCATTTTTCTATGCGCGTAGTGACTCTTCTACACTAAGACCAAAGTGTAAAGATTGCTATAAGAAGGAAAGGCACAATCTGTATGTTAAGAAAAGAGAGATTATTCTAAAACAAACAAAAGAGTACTCCCTAAGCCACCACGAGCTACGTCTTAAGATAGATAGGAAATATAAGAAAAACAACCACGAAAAGGTAAATAGTGGGCGTAGAGATTACTATAGCAGAAATAGTAAGCTTGAGATTTCTAGAACAAGGGCATGGGAGAGCAAGAATCCCGGGATGGCCCTGTTCTATGTTAGGAAGCATCAGTTAGAAAAGAAACACAGGGTTCCTAAGTGGTTAACAGAGGAACAAAAAGATAAGATAAAGGAAGTGTACAGAAACTGCCCAGAGGGGTTTGAAGTAGACCACATTGTTCCCCTGTTTGGTAAGAATGTTTCTGGGCTTCATGTACCACAAAATCTTCAGTACTTACCTGCTGGGGAAAATAGAAAAAAGTCAAACAGGTTTGAATTACAAGAAGTAACTAGGTAACCTAGAGGAGACAGTAAAATGGCAACAAACAGCTATACGGGAGCGCGGGCAATCTTCAAGCTTGCAAACAAGACCGTCGCTATGGCTACCGGGGTTACCGTAAACCAGAACATCAACTACGAGCCTATTCATGTGCTCGACCTTCTCGAGGTCAAGGAATTTGCCGAGGTGTCGTATGATTCCTCTATTTCCTGTGAGACCATTAAGGTCATTGGGCAGTCGCCTACTCAGATTGGTATCTTCCCTCATGTTGACCTGATGTCTATTCTGTTGCAAGGCGAGTTGAACGCTGAGCTGTATGACCAAGTCACTGGGGCGTTGGTCTGCGTTGTGCAGGCTATTAAGCCACAGGGTAATAACTTTGATGTTCGCGCTGGGCAGGTAGTTGCTAATAACCTGACCTTCGTGTGTAAGAGAGTCTTGGACGTCTCCGAAGCTAACGGAGGCGTAGTGGGGAGTGGGTCACCACTTACCCCCTAAAATAAATCTAGTGGAGAAGTAACACATGGA